TTTGATAAACGTTCTTTTACTAAATTTCTTCTAAAGGTTATCTGCCCCAGTCGACCTGCTTTTAAATTCGTTAATTCTTCCGCTATCTTTTTAGCTTTTTTAAAACTACCTTCTCGTATAGCTTTCTCTATATCGTAAAAGTTATGAGGTTCACGCCACGTTGAAGTACCTTCATTTAAAGGAACATTTTCATCAATATAGGAGCCAGAAGGTTCTTTTGTTACTTTAGCTCGTGCTTTCGCTTCTACTGCTTCTTCTTTTAATAACTCATTAAGTTCTGTTTTATAGTCCTCTGCTATTCTTTTATTCCAAGCTGTTAAATCTTTAAACCTCTGGTCTCTAGATGCTCCTACCTTAGTCTCGCCATTTGCGTCTATATATGTTCCTGTTGATAATTCAATAGCTTTATCAAAACTTATGCTAGTATAGTTTCTTTTTAAATTGTCAGCTAAAGTTTGGAATAACGGATTAATAACATTAACCTCTGTGTCGCCGCCCCTAAAACTACTAATAGTGTAAGAAGGTGTATTTAAAACTCTATCAGCTGCTTGCTTTAACAAAACATTCAGTCCTCCTGTCATACTACGCTCATTGTGAAATAAATCAGCACCTTGTGTTTCTGTTGTAAAGCTACTTGCAGCAGCTACAGCTTGATTAATTGTTTTAAAAAGTTGAGAACCACTAGCGTAAGGGTTATTGCTTTCTTGTCCTTTTTGTACAGCCCAACTTCTAACTTCCTCTATATTGTTAAAAACCTCACCGCTATCTGTTGTAAATGAAGGAGAGCCGTTGTCAAAAGCGTATTGAGCTTGAGCTACCTCGGATTCAATTTCAGTCAACAACAAATTAGCATCTCCCTTAGCTTTCCCTTCGTTCCTAGCCTCTATCTGATCTATCATGCGGTACAGGTCAGCTGTCTCAGAAGAATATGCGTTAAACACATCGTCGTCTGTTTGTGTAGGATCACCCATTAACGCAGTACCTATCTTCAAGTGACCTCCAGCCCATTGAGCCCACTTGCGAGCTTCGTCGGAATCCTCTTCAGCTAACGCTACTCCTACCTCCTTGATCATCTTTAACTTCTCTTGCGGTAAAAAAGCTCCTTCGTTCTCCTTCCACCAGTTAGTTATTTTAGCATAATCTCCTACCTCTTCTTCTTCTCCCTGCTCGTTCCTTTTAGTGACAGTCTGGGCAGCTTTAAAAAGTACCGACACACCTGATTTGTATACGATGTCTTTCTTTTGAGCGTTTTTATTAGCGTTATATCGAAGTTTATACTGCTGTATAGTACCTTTGATAGCCTCCCTGAAACCGTCGTGAGCTGCTGGTGTTGATAACCTGCTGTGCTCTTCGCTCATTTCAGCTATAACATCGTTTACAATACTATCAACATCCGAGTCGTAAGGGGCGTTAGTGAGGGCTTCTTGTAACTTAACTTCAAATGTATCACCTAACAAAGCACCACTAGCTTTCTGCACTCGCTCCTGATTCCAAGGGTTACCCAAAAAAGGTATCAACCCATTTCTCTGAGTTTTATCAAATTGTCCTCTATTATTGCTTAACGCTTTATCTATTTCTTCAGCAGGTTTATTAGCTAAGTCCTGTATGGCTTCTTCTTCCTTTATATCGCCAATCTGTTTTACTTGCCCAGCAATCTGAACACCTAAACCTAAAGCTTGCGACAGCTTGCCTATACCTGTTTCTTGCCAAGGTGTTGCTTTTTCCACTTGAACAGGAGTCTGTCCGTAACCTCTGGGAACTGTAGTGCGTAAAGGTTGTGTTACTCGTCCTAACCCTTCAACTACTACTTTCTTCTTCAATGTCATGATTACTCTGAAAATGTTTTATAAGTGGTGGCAGCATTAAGAGCTGTTGAAAGTAAACCGAGACCAAGGGACGGACGAGTCGGTCTTGACCGTGCAATACGAGCTTGTTCCATTTGACCGCCAAATCTTATTTCTTCTAAAGCCATACCGTAACCCAGCTCGTCACGCTTTCTTTGTGCAGCTCTTGCCTCTCTTAAAAATCCGTATTGTGCGTACTGGTCATCTAATGCAGCTATTGATGTAGTACCTGATTGACTCATTGCCGTCACTTCGGTAGCAGCTCTTTTAGCTTGTTCTAAATCCTGCATAATAGATTGTCTAGCTGCTGTCTCCCTTTCTTGGGCAACCCTTATCGTCTCTCCAGTTACTTGCTTTGCTGTTTGTTGTTGTTGTAAAGCAGCAGCTTGTGCGGTCATCGCCATTTGTTGTTTGTACTGCTGACGCTGTGCTATCATTTGAGCACCTCCAGAGGCCACTGCAAGCCCCGCCATAACTCCTGCTGGTATACACATACTTACTTACTCCTTAATATAAATGACTGATAACCATCAAGTTGGCAATCGTTAAACTCAGCACCCAACCACTGCAACCACCGATAACTAAGGCAGTTGGTCTTCATTATAACATTTGTTAAGTAGTCAAAGCCTTCCATTAACTCCTCAACATACTGCTTAGAGTTCCTCAAAAAGAACTTACGAATCTTAGGCAGCTGCCTAGTACCAAGCAACCATACAACTCCTACATTGTTCTCTCTAGGACTGACACCAAAGCAGCAGTGTAATCCCTTTTCACTCCGTACACTATAACACTTACAAGACGATACAAAGGACTCAACAACTGCATCTCTAGGGTGGTGCATAAGACCGATACATTCAAGCATATCTTCCTCCCTCATGTCGTCGTACAAGTCAAAGGCATCCATATCAGGCTGTGCTTGTTCTACTTTAACTTCCATATCTCTTACTCCTCGGTATAACCATAGATTCAAACTCTGCAGCTACTAGCTTACAAGGCAAGGCTGAATCACTTTTTATCTCAATGGTTACTTCATTAGGTTGAGCTTGTACTGCAAATTTAAAGTGTCCGCTCTCAGGTGTGAAGTCGTTAAGAGTGGAGATAGAAGCAAGTAACGCTGGGTTGTAGGGGTACGTGTATGTATCTCTAAATCGTGGTGTGACTTCCACAGTAAAGTGTCCAGTATCTGCGTATTCAATACTAGCGTTACGAATCGTTTGGAAGGTGTAGTCAGAAGCACTGCGTCCTCCTCGCTCTGTTGGTTGCTTCAGTATTTGATTGGAGAACCTGTACAACATATTGTACGGGATGCCAGCAAAGAAGTACTTATCGTCGTGATAATCATTACCTAACAACCATAGAGCAGCAGTGTTAAAATCAGTCGATACTGCCCAATAAGTTGCCCAGTCAGCTCCCACTCCCGGTTCTGTAGCTGCTGTAGAGGTGTGATCTTGAATGCATTTGTAAACAATACCACCTGTGTAACTCTCTCCTGTATCCCAAGCTGATGTTAAACTTTCCCAATTAGTCACAACATTCTGCCAAGCTAAAGTACCTATCCAAGCAGGCCGACTAGAATCAAAGTCTACAGCTTTCCAGTACTGCGTCCACTCTGCTCCTACTCCGGGTTCCGTTACCCCTGTTCCTGCGTTATCTTGTAAGCAGTAGTAAGTAACACCGTTGTGATTAACAAACTCCCCACCGTAATCTACATAGCTACCGAGTGCTCCGCTTACTGTACCTGCTGTATCTGATGTCCTAGTGAACTCCTTGAATGTACCACCTTTTGTGTATATATGCACATCAACAGGATCATAGTCAAAGTCACTAATCGTAGTAGTCTTACTGGATGAGCTGTAATTAACTGTTAGATCGCTTCCGTTTATCCTGCTATCCAAGTACAACTTATAAGATAAACCGTCGTCAATAAGTCCGTTCTCCATCGTAGCTTTCTCTAGGTGTAAGCCTTGACTGTCTTCTGTCAGTAACACCAAGTCGGAGTCTATAAAGTCAAAGCCTCTTATCTTCCGGCTGTATGTAAACTTCATCCAAGCACTCTGTATCTTCTCTTTGTTCTGCCAGTAGTACTTGTAAACAAACAATGTGTAGTCGTCAGTGTTAGACTTAGCTACGATCATATTCTCAGCAGCCGTGCCTACAAGGTGTGTAATGTCAGAAGGTATAAGCTTAGGCACTTGTGCTGTTATCTCGTTAGCTTCAAACACCTCAGTATTGTTATCAACAAAGTATTCATACATCCCCTCAAACGTATCACGCTTAAATGGAAAGTAGATGTAGTTACCTAGAGCAACAGGGTCTATATTGTCTGATATGTCGTACTCTGTAACAGGTGATATACTGACAGTCTTAGGGGTCAACAAGTCTCCACCTCTCAACACAAACTGAGACTGCCTACTAAATAACATAAGCTTCTCTTGGAATGGTAGAGCGTGTTGCAGTTGTGCTACTTTTGTGTGACTGATGCCTACATCTATAGGAGCAGAGTCTAACAGCTGCTGAGTAGTAGTACGGAAGAAGTTAAAGTACTCATCTGCTTCACTAAAGATAATGTTGTCGTTTGTAAGAAAACCTAATCGATTCTTAAAAAAGAAGATGTCATTAATAGTAGTATCTGTAAAAGAAGGGAAAGGATTAGTATTATCGTCACCTGCTTGTCGTCCGCCCCAGCCCGGAGAAGCTGCTAACTTATCTGAATCTTCTAAAGGAGTTTGTGCTTTAAAACTGTAAATCTTGTTAGCGTCTTGACCTAAGCTTACGTCACCAAATACAGGTTTCAAGACAATAGGCATGGTGTTGTTGTCTAAGACAGTAGGTAAACCTTGAGGGAAAGAAGTAGAAGCATTATCGGAATACCACCCTGCTGTCTCTACCCAAGTACCTTCTCCGTACTCCTCATTGTCTTTTGTCTTAAATTGTACATAGTAATCGTCTTGAACTAATTCATCGTCTCCTATTACTTTTACTTTAAAACCTTCAAAACAAGAAGATGGTAAATCTGTTATAGATGTAACTTCTTTATAGATAACACCTAACGCTTGGTTGGATAAACCATCTGCTACATTAACTCTAAAGTCAGATAATATATAACGACTACCGTCTAGCCACGCCTTAGCGTTTGTTATAGTCGCATCTTCTTCCCAATATTCTCTCCAATCTGTACCTACACCCGGTTCGTTATCCGCTTGTACAGCTGTGTGCTCCTTTAACATTGTATAAAAGGAACCGTTGTGTGCTACATTGTTTACAGTTTTAACCCTAATTAGACTACCTTTGTGGTCTACTTTTAAAGAAGAACCTGCTACATTAGGTATGATAGAAGTAAAAGCTGGAAACACATATCCTAAAGAAGCAGCGTTTGACGCTGTTACCGTTTGGGACAACTTCCAAGGAGAAAGCGACAAGTTATAAGATGAATAACCACCGTAACTAACACCAAGTGTGGGATTAAAGCTACCGGGGTTGTAATATTGAGTATACGTTTTAGTTGCTGCGTATATCTTAATTGTATACACCAAAGGATGTCCTGTACCGGGACTCACATTTGAATCATACTTACTACCTTGGTGCGTTAACACAACATCTGTAATGTTACCACTAGAGTTTGTAAGTATATATCCTTTTGCTCCTGTAGCTCCTGTAGTGGGTTGGTCAATAGTAAACTCTATCTTGTAAGCAACATCACCATTTACCCATATTGCATTAGCAGGGGCGACGGTGTTCGTGTTTCTAGCTTCTATACCGGGGAATTGACCACCTGTAACAGACACATCGTTAACAGCTTGAGCAGTAGCCGTGGAAGCAGCGTCTATAAACTTCTGTATAATATCTTTTAAGTGAGCAGCTATAACTTGTGTGTCTGCATGAGAAGCATCGGAAGAAGGGCCTGACTTATAAGTGGCATCCACCACATTAGTTGTATTGTGTGTAGGGTCGTGATGCACATTGTGCCAAGAAACAGAACTATCATAAACAGGAAGCAATGTATCAATATCAACCGTATATGTTTTGGCGTAATCTCCAAGCTTAACAGCTATTAACGCTTCTTTATCAGGTACGGATGTAAGAGTGTCTTCACTAGTATTTACTGCTACTACCTTCTTCTTATTAACAAGAAATGTATAGTCAGCAACAGTCAGTGCTTTTAAATCTTCTCTAGGGTTTGTTATACCGCTTAGGTAACTGGCAGCAGTAGCAGTAGCCTCGACAGGAATCCTTATTCCGTCATCTGTATTTAACACGCCTAAGCTTACATCAGCACCATTCAGAGATACAGCTACTACATACTTGTTCTGCTCGTCTCTCTTAACAAAATGAGTAAACAGGTCGTTGTCTCTGTCTACTCTATTCTCTGTCTTTTTAACATACTCAGTAGGTGGTCTCTTAACCAAACCCTCCACAACAGTAGACCAAGCATTTATCTGCTCATCACTTTGACCGGGATACCTTAAGTTGTCGGGCTGTTGCGATATGCCTTGGACAAGATTCGGTACACTTGTTACGAGTAACGGCATAGTCTATCTGTCAAGCACTCGGAGTACGCTGTAGTTGTCGAATATAGTTCTGTCAGAAGCCTCAGAGTCACTGTCTACTGCTCTAGCTTTAGCTTCTATCTCATCTCTCAACGCAAAGCCTTCTATCTCCCTGCTGCCTAAGAAACGGTTAGCAAAGATACGAGCTGCTTTAACGGTGATGTAATGTCGGAACTGCTCAGGTAAATCTGTGAAGTCCAACTCGAAAGTAATGGAGGCTTTAACCTCCTTAGACCAGACATCCGTGTGATTCTTGCGGTCATACAATGTAAGTCCACGCTGCACAGGGTCTGAGTCTGTATAAATTTGTGGGTCTAAGTCTACCCTTAGTGTGTTACTCGGCAAGTTTATCTTACTTGTACTTGCATCAGGAGTTAACACATATTCATGCTCCGTATTAAAGTGCCACCCTTCTGATTGGATCGCTCTGTTTGTTTCGTCTAATACGGTTTCTGCTTGGACAACTGTTACTGGTACGCTTGTACCTCCTAATGTGTTTACTGGAGCTTCTCCTATAACGGAGATCATTGTGTTAACAGCGTTTAATTTAGTAGTCAGTGCCATAGCTTTAAATCAAAAAAGAAAGAGTTCTCGGTAGAGGGGAGCGGAACGAATCGCAGACCTCCCCAGCACCGAGAGAGAGTGGTTACTTCTGAAGCTCGATAGCACACTCAGGACGGAGGATTCCGTGACCCATAGCGTACTTAGCTACAAATAGCGTACCTTGACGCTCGATCTGATACTCGGATTCGGTAGCAAGATCAAGCAGTTTAACGGTTCCAACAGCAGCACTGTGAGAAACAATACCAAGTGTGTTGGTGAAGTTACCGTTGTATCCGATTCCGCCTGCACCGAATACATCATTAGAAGCCAATCCGTCTCCAGTAGGAGTAGTGGATAAGTTATCTTTTGGGATGTGGTTGGATTTGTAGATAGTAATACCTGCAACTTGTGGGATCGATCCAGAAGCGATGCTTCCTACACCTCCGACGTCTTTATTGACAGCGGAAGTAGAGATAGCCAACGCACCAGCACCGCCAGTGATTAACTTGTAGTACTCTTGTGGACGCAATACGCAGAAACGACCGTCACTAGGAACGTCATTCTCGTCAAGCTTTTGAGCAGCTGTGAAAAGAGCAGCAACTAACTCAGCACCTGTTGGGCCATCATTGTCACCGTCATCTGCTGAGTCAGAACCATCTCCCATTACGTTAGCGGAAACGTCAAGAATACCACCAGCTGGGCGACCAGACAAGTTAGCGTCGGAACGAGCAGCAGCAATGAATACTTTAGCAAGAGCTTCATCGAAACGTTTTGCAAGAGCCTTACCCAACTCGTTAGCGTAAACGCTGCGGATGTCGTAGTGGTTCTTCATGTCGTCGATGTTAGCCAAGAAAGTAGAAGCTACTAACATATCATCAATAGTGATAACACGTTCTGTTTTCTTGATGTCACTAAGGTACTTGCTTGATGCTCCACCTTCCTCAGCGATGTTCTCACCGGGTGTGTGGTAGTTAGCCGAAGCAATACCTGTTACTGGGAACTGAGCGGATTTACCTGACTCAATTGTACGAATAGTGTGTAGTGGTTTAAAGATGTTAGACTCTTCAAAGCTTTGCAGAATTTCTCCGCTGAACTTTTTGAGGAACAACTCGTTGTTATCGGAACCTGCAGTTAATCCTGCTCCGGCACCTCTAAGACCTACACGACTGGGATCTGTTATACCTTCTCCTGCCATAATATATAATCTCCTATGTTTAAGTTATTTGTTAATGTATTTGTTTGGGTGACTTTCACTTCTTTCGTTAACACAGGATTGTCTACCGCAGTAGGTCGAGGAACTAATCGTCGCTAGTTGTCTATAAAATTATTACTATTAGTAAAGTGATAAAACACAGAGTTGTCAATACTACTGCTTTATCTTTGTTGCTCAACGCTTTATAAATCCTGCGGTATCTTTGCAATTGGAACTTAACCCTTTGCCTTCTTGTGAACGTACCTCGTATATATGATCGGTATGACATTCCATAAGACTACACCCACAAGGCACACCTTTAGCAAGCCATAAAATTCAGTGAGTAAGCCGTCAAAGAAGCCGTTATCCATTGATTCATCGAGCTGATTCTTTACTAATTGCTCTACATCTCCCTCACTCAAAGCTTGTACTTGTGCTGTTAAATGTTGGTTTTCTTCCATGTATTTGGACACTTCTCCTACTCCCCATCCAATGGCAGCACCACCAGCAGCAGCACCGGGGCCACCTAAACTACCTACAGCTGCTCCGCCTGTAGCTCCTAAAGCTGGATAGAAGGACGCCTTGGAACATCCAGTGAAAAAACCTATGCAAACCAAAAAGCACAGGGAGAAAAGTCTAGAAGTCCAAGGCGTCACACACACATATCTTTATGAATTACTTTACAGTCTACTCACAGAAAGTCTTCTGTCAATCTCTTCGTGGTAAGCTTTATCTCCTGACTTGTATCGAGGGTCAGACTGAGCACGGGCTAGTTCTTGCATTGACTTAAAAGGCATAGTAGAACCACCAGTAACAGCTCCTTGCACCAATCGAGGTGAGGAACCATTAGCTTGTGTATATCTATCATAAAGAGATTTAACTGCGAACTTAGCTTGTTCTTTAGTTCCCGTAGTAACAATATCATCAAATGCATCGATTTCCTCCTGTTGTAAATTATCGTTAGCCCACTCAGCCATAGCGTCAAACTGTCCGTTAGCTACACTCTTTATTTCTCCTTCTTCAGATTGTAACAAAGCTTGTTGACCAGCTGCATAGCTATCGACTAACTCCTTCGGAAGTCCTGCTTTAGCAAGCTTCTCATATGTCTCCTCAGAGAGCTGACCATCGTTTTCAAAGAACTCTTTAGAAGCATCAACAACAACATCATTATAGTCAGCGTTCTCGTTATCATCAGGCTTGTCATCCTGTACATCTCCTTCATTGTCTTCAGTAGTTTCTGCTGTTTGTTCTTCGGTAGTACCTTGTCCCATCTTTTTCTCAAGCTCGCTGTATGCCTGTGCCATATCTTCAGGACTCTTGAACTTTTCAGGTAGCCACTCAGGTCTTTCAACCTCTTGCTCCTCTCCAGCTTGTTCTTCCGATATTGTTCCCACAGCTTCTGCTGCTTCATCTGGTTCAATTTCATTCGGTGCTTTCTCATTAATCTCTACTCGGTGTAATTCTGCCATCTGTTATTCCTGTG